ACGTTTGTAGGTTGCTTCTCTACGTTGTAGTTCTTTATAAAAATCTTGTTCCTGCGCAGGATTATCTCTATGAAATTCTGGCATTATATATTACGCTGCGTTCTACCTATCTGCCTATCAGAAGCAAATTTAAGTAAACCTAAAAGTTCAGCAGTAGGATTAACTTCTGCCATTGCACGTATTAACATTACGTCATCTGGTTCTAAAAATTGATCTTCCGTTGGTGGACGTGTATAAGCATTTAAGTCATCTTCGCCTGGTGCAAATACATCTGCTATACCAGGTTCTACTCCGCCTAATTGTTGTGGTATAGCTTGTGGTTGTGCAGCAAATGTAGTTTGTGGTTGTTCTATATTGCCTTGTCTTACTTGATCTACAAGTGCAGCTTCTTCACCTGCTGACTCATTTACCATACCTCTTACATCTTCTATGCTAGGTGCAGCACCATCTGTTCTTCTAGATAATCTACCTGGTCCGCTTACAGCAGCAGGTCTTTTAACTCCACCTCTTCTACCACGTTGTCTACTACTGCCATTCGCCATCTATATCCTCCTGTCTTCCAAACCATATAAGTAAACCGTTTGGTATATATTGAACAACCATACCTGTTGGCATGTCTGTAATAACTGGTTCATCTTCAAATATTTCATCATCATGATTTGCAATAGTTTCTTCTGTTTTTTGCCATACATCAACTAAGCAGTTGTTGACAATATCAACAAATTGATAATTTGTAAATTCATGATCTAATGGATTAACCACCTTGCACACCTCCTAATAATAATGATCTAATATCAGGTGCAGGACCTTGCGGTATCTGTTGTCCACCTAATTGATCTAGTAATGCTGCTTCACCTTCTGGAACTTCTGGTTCTTCTGCTGTGTAAAATTTATCTAATATAGATTGCATAGAGTTTGGATTTTTATAAATCTGTACTAATGCCATTGTTGCTTTAGGATCCCCTTGACTAGCTTGTACTTTTAATGTTTCAAACAATGTACGTTCTGCTTCGTCTTTTAATATCCTATCATTAATTTTTTGTACATTATCAAGTCCGTCCATGTTTTCTTGTAATGTTTCTTTGTCAATTATTCCTGCTTGCAATAATTGTAAACCAGAGACAATCTTTGTAGGTTCATCGAATCCTGCCATAACTCCATACACACGTCTAGTCTTGTACATACCTTGTATGTCTGTGCTAGGTGTATATTGTTCTGCAAATGCAGTGCCTTGCAAATATCCTGCTAATGGTTTTTTCTTATTACCATTAAGCACTTCGTCCATTTCTAAACGTTTATAATCTAATTCTTCTATTGCATTTTTAAGTGATAATTGATATTCTTTTACGTTTAGATCTACGGACGATAGTAACTCTTGCAATCCCCTACCAGTAACAAAACTGTTAGGTGATATAGCGTCATCACTTACTGGATAACTAGAACCAACACGTAGTTGTCTCTCTATCCTGTCTATCTGTTGAAACAACTGATAAGGAACATTATTTGGTGGTTTAGCGACTTGTGAACCTGGTGTTAAATAGTTGACTGCAAATCTACCGCGTTTGTAGTTCCCACTCTCTAATTCACCAATAATATTCGTTTCTGTGAATACGCTGTCTTCCATAGCAATTATAGATAAGACGTTAATCTTTGCCATAGCTGCCATCAAACCTAATACATGATCATATTGTCCTGACAATCTGTCAAAACTAAATCTTTTAGATATTACAAATCTAGGTCCAGATTTTAAAGGATTAGGTGTAAAGTCCAGAATTTGTTTTGTATCTGGTAAAAATACATAAGTACCTTCTTCGTCGTAATACTCTACAAGTTCTGTACCGTCTGCTGTATGATTATCCCAACCTCTTTGAAAACCATCATGATATTTAAATTTACTATAACCTGATGGGAATTGACTTGACTCATCAACCATAACTTTTGCTTGTGGATACATGCTTTTAATTACAGCGTTAGGTACAAGTCGTATTAATGCTAATTCTTTAGGATCTTGATCTGGTCCGTAATATCCTGGATAACAATCATAAGGATCACGTAGTTCTGCGTGTGGGTACATAATACCGTCAGGTGACATTTTCTGTCTAACAATCCATACACAAAAACCGTAACCAGGTAGCCATCTAGCTGCTTGTGGCAACTGCATGTCCATCTTAGAACTACTGTCTAAGTTAGTTACAATACGTTCTAATTTTTCTGCTTTTGATTTTGCACGATCACTATCTGAATATGCGTCTACCTTTATATCTGGCATACGTCCTAATTTTTGTGCTAAGTGTTCTAAACCAGAATTTATAAGATTTGGTATAGGTAAGTCAATGTCATAATTTTTTGCACTCTCACCTAACAATGCAGCAATACCGTTGCTGCCACCATTCATAATAGAACGAACTCTATCGCGGTACTCATAATGTCCGCTATGTTCGTGCATGCCTTTTAGGTCATCAGTCTTAATTAATAATTCATCTGGGGTATACACCATTACCAAAAAACCTCGTTGTATTCGCTCTGTTTGTAATAACTATAAGAAGGAGTATAGTCGCTCTCTGCTTCTGCCAACATCATTTTTACATTGGTGCGTATACGTTTCATAGGGAACCAACTAGCCATAACTAAGTCAGTTTTTGTTTTTACATTACGTGAGTTACTTGCACCTGCTTGTGAAAAATAAATTAATTGTTGTCTAAAAATATTTACAAGTCTTTGTGTTTTTGAATCTGCATAAGGTATATTTATTTTTTCTTGTTCATACATGCCTACCATACTTGTAACACCAAATGTAGGATCCCATTTGTTTTTATATGTCTGGTGTCCTTCTATACGTACACCGTGATTAGCTGCCCATAACTTTATGTCTCTGTCTTGTCCTATAGCACGTTGGAATCCGTTTTCTTCTATAATCCAATGTGCTAACCAGTATTTGTCATACCACTCCTTCATAAGATTATGTGCTTTTTGTATACCTCCGCCTTGATCGTTTTTTACATCTACAAGCCATACTTGTTGTGTTTTTACATTATATGCCCATAACACTGCTGCTTGATAACCTGTACTAGCAGGATCTAATCCTGCAATAAGACTTGTACCTGGAGGTATGTCTCCTAGTTTTCTTGACTTGTCTAAACACTTATCAATCATTTCTGCTGTAAACAATTCCATACCTTCTGGTATAGCTTTGTTTAAATAAACCATTTCAAAAATATTTCTACCACCTGTAGTCTCTGCAGCAGCTAATTGTTCTAATAACCATTTATGTGTACGTTTAGTAGCCCATAACATGTGTTTACTTTGATCTATAGACTCGTCTTCTAGTGGTACTTCTAAATCATGCGCACGGTCTACAATAGTTTCCCATGCTTTGTTTTCTAAGAGATGATGGTATAAATCGTCTGGGTGTTGTCTTGATCCAATAACGACCATTCCTGTGTGTTCTTCTTTTCTACTCTGTAAAGTTGTAGTCCACCAGTTTCTTGTGTTTTCTCTAGCACTTGGTTGCACAGTTGAGCCATGATCTTCGATGTCGTCTGCAATAATAAGGTCTGCGTCTCTGGAAAGGATCTTAC